TGATAATAAATCAAATTTCAATCCAAAAGGATATGATGTACTTGGTTTATCATCAAATAAGGTCAGACATTTACTAAACAACTTATGTGTAGAACGTGGCACTGTTTATGTTGATGCAGGTGCATACATGGGTAGTACAGTTTTTGCTGCTCTTATGAATAACAGTGCAGTCAAAGCATATGCTATTGATGACTTCCAAGATGAAGTAGTAAAACCAAAACGTAAAGACTTACATAAACCATATGAAGATATAACAAATCCAGTTGATGAGTTCATCAAGAATGCAGAGAAGTGGATGAATACTGATTGTTCTATTGGATTTTCTGTTAAACCTATACAGGCAGTAGAATTTAATCCTCAGTTTCCACCTCGTGTGATATTTTATGATGCTGCTAATGATAAGGATATGATACCAAACTTAGAACATATCCATAAGCATGCTGATAAAGATTATATACTGGTTGTTGATGATGCTAACTTTGAAGGGGTGATGGAAAAAACAAAAGAGTTCACCAAAGATAAGAATGTTATATGGGAGAGAACTATACTTACAGAGAAATCAGAAGACTCAAATGATTTCTGGAATGGAGTACACCTCGTAGTAATAGAAAAGTGATATCAGATAATTTCCTTAAACTTGCAGAGTTTGAGAGTATCTATCATGGGTTACTGGATAGTTATTTTCCTTGGAATGCATCTAAGATTGTAGATGACACACAGGAAAATAAGAATCGTAATCTACAGATGACTCACATGTTCTATGAGAGACATACACCTGATGAGTCATGTAAACTTTTATACCCTATCTTGCAGAAGTTACAACCATGTGCTATAATCAAGATCAAAGCAAACCTTGTCATGGGAACTGATAAGTTAGTTGAACATGGTATGCACATTGATGTTTTAGATGCAGAAGACAGAGACTATCTCAAAACTTCCATATATTATATGAATACTTGTGATGGTTACACACTCTTTGAAGATGGCACTAAGGTGGACTCAGTTGCTAATCGATTAGTTACATTTCCAAATGGTATGAAACACACAGGAACATCAACAACTAACTCATCATTTCGTATGGTAATCAACTTTAACTATGTTTAAAATTTTAGAATCAATAGCACAGAAAGAACTCTACATGGGTTATATCTTTGGTATTATGATCTTAGGTGGATTTATTAGAGAGTATCATGTATTGAATGATGTTTACTCACTTGCAAAGAGATATATTAAAGACAACAGGGTGATGATAATTCTCACCTCTATTTTAGGTGGTGTACTACCAATCCCAGGCAGGGTAGCACTATCCGCACCATTGTTAGATGCTATAGCACCGCCTGATAAGAAGAAGAGAAGTGCATTCGGTATTATTGATTACTTATCTACACATCATTATTATTGGTGGAGTCCATTAGAAAAGACTATTATATTGCCTATGGCAGCATTGGGTATAACTTATAGAGAAATGTTAGGTTATACTTTTGTGCCATTGTGTATCTGTTTATTATATACATGGTGGTATATATTTTCTAAAGTTGACCCTAGATCAGTTATACCTAACATGGATAATATCCGAGACTTCAACTGGCAGAGGGCATTACGAGGTTGGGCACCCTTTATTGCTACGATCTGGTTTTTATTGTGTGTAGGTAAGGCAGGTGCTATATTCTTTTTCCCTTGGTTCATAGGTATGGCATGTTATTATAGTATCCTATGTAAAGATTGGAGGTGGGGTAAATATCTTGATGGTAACTTTGCTATTATTGCAACTATAGTATTGGCATTAGGTGGTGTTGTAGGTATGATAAAAGAACCTGTTATGGTGTATCTCAAGTCAGCAGACCCGACTATGATTGTACCAGTATCAATAGTGGGAGCAATAGCAGCATGGATTATGGGTTCATCTGGTAAGTATGCAGGAATGACATCAGCACTTGTATTGATATTTGGTCAGCAATATCTCGTATGGTTTTTAGCAACAGAATACGCAGGGTATCTACTATCCCCTGCACATAAGTGTTTGATGATTGGACAGCAATACTTTGGCACACCTATCAGAAAATACTATAAAGTGTTAGGTGGATTGTGTGCATGGTTAATAGGATACGCATTCATAACTACTTTTGTATCATAGCAGTAAAGACTCTTTAACTTTATAAATACCTGTGGTAAGGACTACAGGTATTTTTTTATGTCACAACTCAATGTAGGTACATTAAATGTAGGTACTACACAGTTCACTGGCGACTCAACAACATTAAACTCAGCACCTGCAAGTAGTATCACAGGAATGTTAACTGGTACACCCAGTACTAACCATTCAATAATGTGGAACGGTTCAGCATGGGTTCCTCAGTTGATGGAAGGAAGATTGTTGGGGATGAATGTATATACATCGCAGAACGGAACGTGGAACTCTAAGAGTACATCAGGTGGTAGTGGTACATGGACTAAACCAAGTGGGTGTAGTAATGTATTGGTATATGTCACAGGTGGTGGTGGAGGTTCAAGAATCAATGATAACACCTATCGTGGTGCAGGTGGAGGTGGTGGAGCAACCGCTATTAAATGGATTGACGTGTCAGGAGTTAGTACAGTAAGTTATACTTATGGTGGTGGCGGTGGTTATGTTCGTAACGGTGGTAGAGGTGGTACAGGTGGTACTTCATCATTTGGTTCATATTGCAGTGCAACTGGTGGACAGGGTGGTCAATCAGATAACCCTCATCAGGGTGGGCCAGGGGGAAGTGCCAGTGGTGGAGACATTAATTTGCCAGGGGGAGGTGGAGAAATGTCACATGGTTCAAACAATGAAGGTGTGGCAGGTTCATCATTCTGGCATAAAGCAGGGTCATCACACCATTATTACAACAACCAAGAAGAAATCACTCATGGACAATGGGGTTCTGGTGGTGGTCATGGTTATTATTCACAACACGATTACGCATATAACAACTCAAACGGTGGTGCGGGAGTCGTAATCGTTTACAACTACAGTTAAGAACATGAAAGCATTAGTACACGTTGAAGCAGGTCTCGTTTGTCAGTTAGTGGCAGATGGAGAAACTTTTGAAACTCATTCCGATTACGCATGGAAAGAGTTTGATGAAACTGGATTATCTTATGTCGCAGGTACAGATAACGCACCAGAGTTTGAGTATGATAAAACAAATGATACTATCTCAAGGAAAACAATTGCACCCGAACCATATAATATGAAGAGAAAGTATGAGTACAATGAAGTGACAGAACAACTTGATCAACTCTGGCATGACATTGATGATGGTAAACTAGGTTCAGACGCAAAGACAGGTACATGGTATCTTGGAGTCAAGAGTACGAAGGCAGCATTTCCAAAAACTTGACATGCATTAAAAACATGCTATAATAAGAGGGTACTTTGGCACAAACCAATGCCCTCTTTTATATTGACCGCCATAGATGATGACGGAACGAATACAACTAAAGAATTCACATCTGAAGGTCTTAAAGAAGTTGTAGAAAAAACATCTGATTTCCTTAAAGGTGTTGGATATGTTTATGATGACTTAACATATACAGTTACAAATGAACAAGAAGGTCATATATCTGAACTTGTTTCATATGCTAGAAATGTAGCAAGTCAAACAGAAGTATAATCATACTTCAACTATATAAAATGTAAGTTATTCACTATCAATGGGTAAAACATTTAGAAGGGGTGGGAGCGAAAAAGGCAACTACTCTTACGGAAAATCAATACGAGACAAGAGATCTCGTAACTCTAAATCATCTTTCTCGGAAGACTCTTATGACTACCAAAAAACTAACAGAAAACAAAAGCAAGAAAGAAGATTCAACACCTATGTTGATGATTAAAGATGCTGAAGAGGATTTAGATATGTTTGATGATTGTTCTTACGAATATGATCTAGATTACACTACTCAATACTAAAATGGAATCCCCCGAAGTTAGATACGATAGAGCATTAACTCTATTTCAAGAGTCAGTATTAAAACCTGACCATAAATTGAGAGGGTGTGCATACAACCAAGATTGTTTTAATGAACTCATGGAGATCAGAGAACATGTAATGGGATATCTCAAGACCCTAAGAGAAGTCACACATCACACTAATGCTGATGAGAGTGACGAGATAGAAACAGCAAAGTTACAGGCAATTAAACCCCAGTAAGATGTCATACCTTTACCACTCATCTATGTTTGGTCTAGAAGAAAAGACCTTACTTAAAAATGCACTTATTAAATACGTTGCAAGTCTGCAGAAACAATTTTTTGCAGATAAATCACTAGACGTACATACATACGAAACACAGATGGAGTATGTACGGTCATGTGTTGAAAAACTACATCTAAATGAACTCTATAAATTATGAGTGGAACTATTGAAATGTTTTGCCCACAGTGGTATTATCATTCTACACTATCTGACGAGTATCAAGATCAAATCAAAAGATTGTTTGACAAACATGTATATCAGGATAGTATATACACCGCATCCCCTTGGGATTGTGATTGTTTGACTACATTTCAAGCAGAGAAAAACATGGACTTACCTTGGAATGACTGGTTAGAGTGTGTTCGCTTGGATATAGATGATGCTATTGAAAAGTTAAAACCAAAGATTGATATTGAAGTTGTACCACAGGACGCATGGGCAAACAAATATAACAAAGGACATTTTCAAGAATACCATACACATGAAGTACCATTCTGTAACTTAAGCATGGTATATTTTTATGACATTCCTGACAATGAAGATGTTGGATTCCGATTCTGGTATGATGGTCATTCTAAATATAAGAAATCGGGATTGGCACAGGCATTTGACATGCCAGTATTTCCAAGAGTGATACCGAAGGTGAAGAAGGGTGATTTTATGATATTTCCATCACACTACGCACATTTGGTTGCACCAAATCGTAGTGATAAACCTCGTATAACATTCTCTGGCAACCTCTATGTTGTGCCAAATAACAAAGAGTCACAACGTGACCCCACACCACTTAAACCATAGTATATAATGATTACACCGAACATCAACAGATCAGTACCTATTGTTGGAGTTATTAAATCCATTAAGACAGCACTAAAAAAATCTGTTGAAGAACCATTCCTCTATACGGAAGAGGAAGTACACAAACTCAAAAAGGCAAAACGAGATTATGAAAAAATTGAACATGAAACAAGGAAATCACAGAAAGGTGGTTTCGGATAAATTTGAAATACCTGTATATGATTGTGTACAGGAGCAAGAGGATGATTGGATATCATCTGTACTCGGTTCAGAATCAGATACACTAGACACATTATTCTAATGGCAAAAAAGAAACCTAAAAAAGAACCTAGACTATACGCAAAGGATAGGATGGAATACTTTAGAGAGTTTCACAGAGTCATCGCACCAGTTATTGTACTAAACAAAGAGGATTAAATGTCAGGAGATTACGAAACCCATAATGATAGGCAACCAAACATAACCTATGCATCAAGAGAAATGGCAACGTATCACATTTATTTGAATGATAAATGTTTATTCAAAAATCTAAATGAAGAGGAGTTCGATCTCATCTGGGATAAGATATATTATTCTTATTGGAGAGACGAACTATCTTATGCTGTATGTTTTGATGATGTATGTATTACTGATGACCATTCTTATTAATGAACACACATAGATTAAGACTCATACCCAGAGAGGATAGTAGGGAAGCACAGGAACTATTCACTTATCACATGAAACGTGATGGGTATATGTATTGTGATGAACGATTAGATAAATGGCATGTATATAATCCCAACACAGGTATAAATTTTTGGGTTGACCCAAAGAATGACCCAATGTGGGAGGTCGTATATTAAATGGATTGTTATCGCATTTCGTGGTGGGATTGTAGCATACATGGTTACCATAATAAAAAAGGAGAATGTGTAACCAATAACATTTCAACAGGAGCAGAGATAATGAAAATGGTTAGTGATGAAGGGTGGAGTTGTACTGTTGAATGTTGTACTCAGGATGGTATCTAGGCATAAATTCTTGTTACTAAGTGACTGAAATGTGATGATATCAAAATAAATAGTGGTAGACTTAAGGAGAACAAGATGAACCCAAACTCTTGTATTATGAGTTAACTTACGAGGTAACAATGCACAACTTAATGAATCACAAACAGACACCAGAATATTACAACTTCTCTTCTGAAACACCCAACAATGATCTTTGGAACGACTATTTTGATTGTATAGTTGATTGTTCAGAACAAACCCATAATCAATCCTGTCGTAGGATTTGTCGAGATATGATTCCAGATTAGTCCAGTTACCAAACTGTCACAACCCCTTGCAAAAGGGGTTTTTTTATTGTATAATAATAATATTGAGACGAAAGTCATTTATTTTATTATGCAGTTAAGACCCCATCAGCAAAGAGCATTTAACGCAATGCAAGAGACACCATATGGTCAGGTCATTATTCCTACAGGTGGTGGTAAAACTTATATTATGATCGCTGATGCTATGAAGCAATTTCAGTTACCAAGATCACAAACTATTGTAGTAGTCGCACCACGTATATTACTAGCAAACCAGTTATGTGCAGAGTTCACAGAGTTTATCACAGAACAGAACTCAAAGTTTGGTCTTGATATTGCTCATGTTCACTCAGGAGAGACTCATCACTTCAGTACAACTAATCAGTTTGAGTTGAATGAATGGGTTAACAATAGCACAAAGAATATTATTATCTCTACAACATATCATTCACTACACAAAGTATGTAATGCAGTTGATGTAGAAGTTGATACTATTTACTATGATGAAGCACATAATGGCACATCAAAGAATTTCTTTGAAGCGGTTGCTAGAATGTCATTTGGTGTAGCATATCGTAGGTTCGCATTTACAGCAACACCTAAGTTAGGTAGAGGTGCATCTAAAACTAGAGGTATGAACAATACTAAAGTATGGGGTAACACTCTATGTAATGTAAAAGCACAGGAACTTATTGATAGTGGTGCTATATTACCGCCTAAAGTTGTTCCTTTTACATGTAAGACAGAGAGAAACAAAGAGAATGCACATGAGGTTGATGCACAGAACTTAATGGACATGTTAACATCATTCGGAGACAATGGACATAAAGTATTAGTTGCTAGTCCTAGCACTAGAGTTCTAAACAATATGTTATCAAGAACATTCATACTTGATTGGTTATCTGATAATGGATATGATGTACTACATATTACATCAAAGTATGGTGCTATCATCAATGGAAAGAAGGTAGGTAGAGAAGAGTTCTTTGATACTCTTACTAAGTTTGGCAATGATAATAATCGTAAGGTTATTGTATTTCACTACAGTATATTATCTGAAGGTATCAATGTCAATGGACTTACTCATACAATACTATTGAGAAATTTACCAACTATCGAAATGGCACAAACTATTGGTAGAGTTATCAGAGTTCACAAAGATGATAGAGACGCTATCTCTAATGGTCAGTTGACTATTGGTAACTGGCAGTTCTATAAGAAATCAAGTGGACAGATCACAGTACCAACAGAGAACAAGTATGGAGATAAGATTGCTAGAAGACTAGAGTCTATTGTTGATTACATATTCAAGGAAGGATTACCCCCTATAGCATATGCATCATGACAGCAAAAAAAGGAACACATAGTTTTTCAAGTGGAAAACAAACTAAACATGAGAACAAACATATATCCCTAGTCCAAGAGATATATGATGAGTTTAAATGTCATGATGATAAGTGGGATAAAAGAAAAATGGTAACAGTTGCAGAGTTAATAGGAGAAGAAAATGTTAACTACGCTAGACACATGACAGGTAACTCTAATGAAATTTATAGTGATGGTGGAGTTATATTTTATGATGGGAAAATCGTAGGATTATGTGAAGACAAATATCAACAAGATCATAGGAATGCATGTGAGAGAGCATGTAAGTATCAAGTGTATATGGATTTAAAACCAAACCAGATATTTTTATCATGTGGTGGTGTGGGATTTGAGTTTGATACAAATAGACATGGTGGTGGTGCAACAGGCACATTATATGATATAATGAAGTATCGAGGATATTCCATTGCTATGAATGAGACAGAACAAGAGTTCAAAACAAGATTAAGAAACTGGTTTAAAGGATTATTATGAAACCCCTTTTCATGTGGGCAGGTGGTAAGAATAAGATGATGAAGCATTATCAACCTTACTTGCCTAGTTACGTCACTCACTATCATGAACCATTTTTCGGTGGTGGTGCTATGTTCATATATGTAATGAAAAGGTACAAACCGAAGTATGTATTGATTAATGATATTAACCCAGACATCATGAGAATATACAGAATGATAAGAGATAATCATTCTCAGTTTATCAAACACATGGACGAATATCAAGAGAAGTATATACCACTCAGCAAGGAAGATAGAAAGAAATATTATTTCGAGGTCAGACATGGACACGCATTTGATTATAAAGGATGGAGTGAAGTTAAGGAAGCATCAACACTATACTTCTTAATGAAAACAGGTTTCAATGGCATATATCAGATCAATAAGAATACTAATGGACGCTATGGTACACCTAGTGGACTTCTTAATCAAAAGGATACTGTTTACGATAAAGAGATTGTTAAGTGGTGGAGTGAAGCATTGCAAGGTGCAGAGATAACAAGTAAAGACTGGAAAGAAGTTAAAGCACCCCCATCTAAGGTGTATGCATTCCATTTTTTCGACCCCCCTTATAGGACATCTTATGCTGATTATGGCAATGCTTTTAATGATAATGATTTAATAGAGTTGATAAAGTATGCTGATACATGTTCACAGGTATTTCTTGCTAACAGAGCAGACGATGATTTCTTTGAAAAGCAAAACCATAAACTAAACGTAGCACATTTTGACATAACATACACAGCAGGGAGAAGAAAACAAATAGATGATAAGTTTGAAGCAAAGAAGGCAAGAGAGATTCTACTATACAATGTCAAGGAAGGTGTGACAGTTGTATAAGTGGCACAAGAGTGGTTGCATCGGGTTGCAATATGGTTTATATTAATAATGTCGAAACAAACCAACGTAAAACTTTCAAGGTAACGGATACCCAGAGGAATACGTTTTTAAATCGAACTTAAGTAGTTGAGTTTTGTTTCGACCCATCACTGGGCATTGCCACACTCTACCGAACATTGCGTTGGAGCATCTAGTTCAACCGAGAACATGTAAGACCCATCCCTAGGCATTAAGCATACGAACTTTAAAACACCAACTTTAATTAGATGTGGCAGTTGCAATCTTATGTAAGTCCTAATCCTTTTATTATTTGAAACATGGTAAACTACAAACAACTTATTGAACTTGATGGATACATCAATATCTGGGAAGTAATACCAGAGGATGAGCATTCACATATTTCTAACAAGATATGGGAAGCACTTGATCGGGCGGGTATAACCTTATCACAGGATGCAGAGTTATCAGTCAGAGTATATGACAGTATAGAAAGTGGCACATAGTTGCCCCATCTACCTATCATATTCATTATAATAAGAATACAGCAAAACATTATTATGTACGACACATCAAAACGTATCGATGCTACTCTACTTGAAGGTTCACATGACATCAAGTTATCTCGCAGAGAGTTAGGTATCCTACTCAGACATATGTCTATCATGTTCGCAAGTATAGACGAACCAAACAGAAACACATGGTACGAAGACGATTTTGGTAAGGATGCAATCGTATCTTTATATCGTAAAGCACTTGCTACTTATGAAGCAAACTATGATGATAAATCTGATCTAGAGAGAAAAGATTATGCCACTCAACCATTCTACTGGAATCATCAAAAACATCACAAAACAGCATTTCCTTTATTCTAATGAAACATAACATAGGTTTAACATACGAACAACTATCTGACATCATTTACTATCTTGATTGGAAGTTAATGGAGATCAGGGAAGCAGGATGTGATTTAGAATATCCTGATGTAGTCGATACTCTTAAACAACTAGAGGACTACAAACATCAACTAGCAGTATCTCATCAACTATACAGATAAATGAACTATCAAGTAACAGAGATTGAACTCTACTTATGTGAAGTTGGAGACGGAGACCCCGATTTACAGTTTACACCCGAAGAGGAGTATGTCATGCACCAAAGGTGTCTAGGTAGATGGACAGCATATAATGAAGATGACCTAAGAAATCGAATATTTGATTTTATCGGTTATCATGCTGAACATTTAAAATACGAGGTAAGACCATAATGGAAGATGAATACTTTGACCCTGATCTAGGTTTAACATACACAGACAACTTTGATGAGTATGATGTGCCAGTTGAAGAAGTGTCACATGACCAGTTGCAAGATCAGGAATCATAATACTATAATAAGAACATACAACAAACATCATTATGGATTTACAACTCGAAAGAGAATATGCAATCGACAATATGGGCGATAGCATAGGTCAAGCAATCGAAAAAGCAACAGACCAAAAAAGATTAGATGATGCAATGTCATTATATCAAGAGTGGTGTGTTTTAGATAACATTGCTGAACAAGATGACTATCAGTTCATGTTCATGAGAAACTTTACTTTACCAGAGGGGTTAAACTAATGGATGTAGCATTCGCAGACTGGTTAACACATTGCCCAGACAAACTAAAGTTTGCTCTAGAGTATGTTGATCTCAGGGCAGATATTGCTAACGTGATCGAAACTTATGAATATGAGTTCGCTTCAATCGAAGTAGAAAAGGAAGTAACTGAAGCAGTACTCAACAAACTAATCAATCAAGATTGGTCAGAACAGAATGAATACATATCAGATCTAATCGATCAGGAGATTGAGTAATGTTAGAACTAACACCCGAACAACTTAGATACATGTTAAAATGTTTAGACTTTCATTATAGTGAGAACTATGATAGAAAAGAGGAGTTGATAATGATTAACTCTAGCATTGCTAAACTTATCCAACATGAACTAAGTGACAGTTAACAAACTGGCACATTGTTCCCCCATTCCACTCTATTATGATCTATTATAATAGTATAAACAAACAAACATCATTATGACCAGAGAAGAGTACGACCTAATCTATTCAGCATTCAGATCATATAGAGTCTATATGACAGATGCAGACGAAGTATTATCTGAGAAAATCTTAGATGATCTATTTTATCCAGAGTTCGATAAACTAACACCTGTTGAGTTAGTTCCATCAATCTCAGTAAAACTACCAGAGGTAAACTAAAATGTGTAACAACGATCTTAAACAATGGAAAGTAGGAACAGAGGGAGAGACATGGGATTATGGTTACGTCCAGAATCCTAAACAGTTTATTGAAGAGGTTTTTGAAATCGCTTTCGGGGATGATGCCATCAATCGTAACTATTCTATGGGCGAAGTTTTAGATAGACTTATGGAATTTAGTGACGATGCACTACGTTACAATGGAGAGTTAGATTAATGATAAATGTACAGATTACATTCGATGAAGCATATCAGTTTATTAAACTGTATGACATACTCAGGGATATGGATATGCCTTTAACACCAAAACAAATGAGTGTATTTGAAAAGATACAAACAGGAGACTACCTAGTCAAAACTCATCCTAGTTCACAACATTATCAAGGAGCGTAAAATGCAAGTAGTTATTACACCAAAAAACTTATTCTCACTTGAAACTTGTGTGGACTGTAGTAAAAACTGTAGTATCGGGTCAGGTCGATTTGTGAATAGGTATGCATATTATGGAGACGAAGTAGAGGGATGGCGGTGTGGTCATTGTGCTGAAGAACTTGATGCATTTATAGAGGAGAACATACAATGTTAACTGATAATGAACTTATCTCAATAGTTCGCACTCTAGACAAATATTGTGAGCAACCAAATATTGCTGACGATATTGAAGAAGAGTTGATGAGAATATCTTTTAAGATAGAGGATATCTTAATCAATCGAGGTGTGGAAGTCAATAGCATATGTGACAGTTAATTATGTGTCACACACTTCCACGCATAGGGTACAAAATACCTTATAATAAGAATACAAACAACGAACATTATTATGAGACCAACAGACCTAGTAACAGCAAAAAGACAAATCGATGATTTCGTTGATTATGTTGATTCATTCTATGGTCAGAATGACCCTTTATACCCTTTAGTTTATCAAGGTCAACCATTAACAAAGACTGATATTCTAACAGCAACAGTTATCTACCTCGACCAGTGCAACAACGATGATTTCGAGTTTTGTACATGGGGTGATGGTGATTCACTAGACAGAGAGAGAGTAAGAGACATTCTACTAGACAAACTAAACTATGATCACAAAGACGGTACATGGTAATGCTATTAGTTACTCACATAGACGTTTATGAAAAACTGGATGACGATATCCAGTTTAAGATAGACAATGGTCTCGGATGTTGGACATCAAAAGATCATGAACTATGGGATGATGTACAAAACTACATTCAACCCTATACTCTCAAAAATGTAGAGTATGAAAAAAACAGACCACACGCTCTAACGTCATTCCTATGAAAAGATCAACTTTTACAATATTCAATGAGTGGTTAAACACTTGCCCCTATGGGGATTATACAACTGGCGGTATGGACTACAACCCAAAAACTAAAATGTGGGAAGTATCGTTTAAAGTACCGAATGTTTCAAAAGCACTCAAAGATTCTTATACACCATTTGAATATCAAAATCAATAGGCATTGTGCCAGTTATTAAAGTGTCACATAGTTACCCCATCTGGGGATACAACCCACTATAATAATAGTATAAGCAACAAACATTATTATGAACTCAACAGCAACTTACACAGAACCAACAAACAGAATCAAACAGAGAATCCTATTTGATGACAACTTACAGAATATGGCATGTTGTTGTGCTGACTGGGCAGAGTATGTTATCGAGATCGAAGAGTGGGGAATCTACAAGTTAGGCGGAGTTGATTTTGATGATTTAACTTCTGACGATATTGTTAAACTTGATGAGTTTATCAAGTCAGAAAACGGTTACATCAGAGAGGAGGTTTAAGCAATGTCAACTAAACCATTTAACTGGACTATTCCATCATTTAACGATACAGAGCAAAAATGGCGAGAGTATCACGAGGAATACGAAGAGAAATTTACGACTGACATATATCAGGCACATATAGCAATCGCACAAAAATTTCCATTCATTTATAATGAGTATGGACTACCGAGGGAGGACTAGTCAATGAAAAATGTGCCACTTTATAAAGTGTCCACTTATGCCACACTTGTGGTCATAATCCTTTATAATATTAGTATAAACACAGTTCAAACAACTTTATTATGAGTCATTCAGCAAACACAGAAATCCTAGAAAACTTATACGAGGAGATTCTAGACGATCTTACAGCAAAAAACATCCAACTAGGTATTATGTTACCTATGGAACACCTCGAAGCAATAGCATCAAAGCATGCTAACCAAAAATTTGAGATGATGTGCCAATAAACAAACTGGCACACAGTATCCCCATCTGGGGATACAATCCACTATAATAATAGTATAACAAACATTCAACAACTTTTATTCATTATGTCAGGTATTTACGGAAGCAACAAAAAAGGTCTAAACATTCAAGTAACTGATTCTCAGTACGATTTTCTTTATGACCTAGTTATGTCAGCATACGATTTGGATATTCCAGATCAAAAAGGTTGGGATACTCAAACCTTTGATAATCTAGTTGATAATGTTTGCAACGCAAAGCAAACTTATTTAACTAATGACGTAAAAGGAGTTTAATCAAATGAGAACTTGGATTTTTGGGAACTATGTAAACGACCCGCATGGGAAGTTTATGCCATTACAGACTATTGAGTCAGAATTCTATGGAAGACATTTTTTCATAGATCTCGCATTTGAGTTTATATCAGCACCTAGTCTCAAGTCAGGTGGATATGATGAGAGTCAACTGGATTATGTTGCTAACTGGACAGACATGGAAGGTCTCAACATAGGGGAACTAATGAACATATACAGAGATCTTACATGGAAGGAAAATAATAAAAATCAAGAGAAGGCACATTCTGATATGTGCGAATATATGGAAGCAGTCGAAAATGGCGAGGTCACATATCTATGAAGACTATACAACGATACAAAAAACCTGACTCTATTGGAGTCGGGGATAATGTACTCTTTAAAAATAAAGAGTATCAAGTCTTGATAAACTACATTAAAGGAGATCAGGATAGGAAGGGATTTATACCAACTGAAAACTTTACTATCCTTATTAATGATAGAGGTAAAAGAGTTTATTGTCATAACTTTAAAGAGTTGGAGATTCTAGGATAATGGAATATAATCAAAAGTTATGGAAGTCTAAAAGATGGGGAGATTATAAAAAATATCAAGATACTTCTTACATCTATTTTTCCCAAATCGAGCAGGGTTATTTAATCAGGCAAAAGACTAAACAACTTAAACAACACTATGAAAACTTTTAAAGAGATCTCTTACTTGAGAAAAGAAACAAGTTTCAAAGATCATGGGTATATGTTCTTCTCTAATATAGAACAGAAACCTATGATAATGTCAACCGATATTGTGCCACTTGTTAAACTGTCACACTCGTCCCCCATTTGTGGGTCGGACGCCACTATAATAGAGGTATAAGCAACAAAGATTATTATGACACACACAATGGTAAAAACAGACATCTACGGTTATGTAAGTCAACTATGTGATTCTCTCGAAAGGAACTATAAAGAGTATCGTATCAGAATGCATGAAACAAACTTCACAAGTTTTAAGTCTCAAAACAGAACAGACTTATCAGACTATGCACAGGAGCAACTTCGCAATATTGAGAATGGAACTGAAAAGTTAATGAAATTTGCATGCTACGAGGGTCGCAAGTATTTCAAGGTCGTTCAACAGGATTTCAGAAATGGCGAGTATAGAGACGCTAGTGTGCATGCTTTCATTAATAAGGAGACAGGCGAGGTTTTCAAACCTGCAGGTTATAACAAACCAGCAAAAGGAGTTCGCTTCAATCTTGCAGACGTTACACACAGAAATTTCTTATTCCAGTCAAAAAATGTAGATTGGGCAGGTGGTTATCTATACAGGAGATAACCTCATTATTCTAACACTTATCCGCACTACACGCAAATGAACCTAAATCAATCCGCACCTATACCGCATTTGAGTTTTAACAACTATGATGAGTTAACAGAACTGTATCAAGCAGTCGAGTATATTCCAGAGGATCTAGAAGCAGAAATGGAACAATATGGAGCAATGACAGACGAGCAAAAAGCACTTATTGACATTATACACAGATTAAAGACTATACATGATAACTATATAAACCAGTTACTTCACTTGCAATGAGTTGGAACTTAATACAATGGTCAGAACAAACATCTAACATTATGGCAACAATGACCTATCAAGATTTACTGGAAGAGTTACAACAATTAAACCCTAATCAGTTAAAGAAAAATGTTGCTATCTATGATGAACATTTAGATGCTAAGTGTTTAGCACATAACAAACTTATTTTCTTTGATAACAACGAGTTTCCCTATATTAAGATATGAAAGTAACATTTAATAGGGGAGACTATTATCAATCAAAAAATGATATAGGTTACATAGATTTCATATGTAATGATTATATTACTCTATGTGTTAGAGAGATACAAAGAGATAACGAACAGGCAAAAGGAAGCAGACTAAATTATATTCAAGTTAAGGTATTAGTATTCAAAAATGAGTATGAAGCAATGACTAAATTAGAACAACCAAACAGATTTGCAAATAAGAGTAATAAGAACTCTTTAACTTTGGATGATTGGAGTTAATTTAGCATGCGGAAGTTCGATCACTATGTAATAAATAAGGACTTCACTATGGTATGGATAGTTGTTAAAGAACTAACCTATTTTACTTGGGATTATGTTAGAAAAGATGGAAAATGGCATCTAGCGGATAATAACGAAAATATGTAAATAAATCTTATTAAGTGTTATATAGATGGATTAATCTCTCAGGTTAATGTACTCTTAGCACGCAACTTACCGAGTGTCAAGTATATCAGAATATCGGAACATTCTTGACAATGTATAAAGAATTATGGTACAATATGACTGTAAGGAATGAAAAGGTTAACTGTATCTTATGACCCCTAAGTATAAAGAACTGTATGACAAGTATCCCCACTTAAGTAATAAACAGCAAATAGACTTATGCCAGTATTTGTTAGACACAGAGCAACACTTCTTCAGTACTGAAATAATGCAGAGGTGTATATACTTCTTAGAGGAGGGATTATGCTACTATGTGCCAGTTGAAGAAGTGGCACACACAGTGACCACAGAGGGGAAAGAAGTACTATAATAATAGTATAAACAAACAAAGGACATTCTAAAATGAACTTAACACCAGTATTCGCAAACGGTACAGAAGTAGAGACAGACACAGCAAGAGTATTTTTTTCCTACCGTACCCCAGTTGCTGCTTATATCTTTGGCAGAGGGTTCGTAAAAACTGAGCAGTTCTTCAGCGTTACCACTTCACGCCACATAAACAAATGGTTAAAAGATGGTCATTCTGATTTCCCAGAGTTCGAGACAATTTCACAGAAGGAAATCGAAGCACTTGCCTAGTTGACAAACATCTCACACGGTGCTATAATAAGAGGGAACAACAACCCTCTTTTTTTTATGGTCTAATCTCAGTCTCGCCAGTCTCAAGCACAGTCGCCCAGATCGCAGTCGTGGCGCGGGTTCTCGCGGGTCGTCGCGCCCCTAAATATAAAACGCTTAAGTCCCTAACCTACAAAGGTACCCGAAAGCGACCTACATATTATTCAGTATTATGATTACCATAGAAAATAAAAAATTTCCCAGTAAAAAAATGAGACCTCTACCTATTGACCAGGACTTGAGAACATGGGCACTTCAAACTCTTATCCGTAAGGAGGGGTTCCTAGATACGAAGATGTATACAGTTGCTGACTTGTATATTGGGTTGAATAATGCTAAAAATCAGGATGTGCTATATACACTATGGAATGGATGGAAATCTAACCATCCGAACACTAGATACAAACTATAACGTATGTCAAAAAGATTCACCACAAAACTCGACGAAGACGATTTTGGTGATCTAGTACTTACTATTCCTTACGAGATATGTGAAGACCTTGGATGGTATCGTGAAACTGAGTTAGAATATGATATAATTGACGGTAAGATTATTTTTAAACAATCAGAGAATGAATGAACAGGAACTAGCACTTGCCCTTAACACTATTAATGAGTGTATGGTAGTTATTGGTAAGAGATTAGAAGAAGTTGAGAAATATGTTTCTGAAATGCCAATACATGTGCATGATAAGTTACTTTATAAACCAACTAACCATTCAGATTACTGAAATATAAAGGAAAACTTCGATCTAATCTATAAACGATTGGATAAACTCGAAAATGGGATGTAAAAGAAAAGATTACCTAGGTAATATTATTACCGATCCTTGTGCGGATACTGATGCATGTCTAAACTACGATCCTCTTCCTGCTGATAGGAAGATTAGTTTAACATACAGAGAGTATCCTACTGATATTATACGTCAAGTAGATGCAAATGTTCCGAATCGTACTGGACAAGCAGTCATGTACGATAGTATTCGTGTGTGTTTAACTCAGGGTAATGCTTCTTTTGGACAATCTGGGTTTGTTACTCCTTCAAGTGGTGCTAATTGTGGTAAAGTAACTCGTTCTGCAGTATGTGATCCTCCTTGTGATGATGGTGCTGTATTAATATACGACCATTTCCCTTCTCAGTTGTCATTTGATATACAGGGGAGTGATACTTGGTTCTCTTATTTGTATGATACTAGCAGCAATGCAGGTATTATTGGTACTCCTGCGTTTCATTTAGAGAATGAAGAGCAGACAGTTACAGGTGGTGCTGATGATGGAAGTACGATTAGTAATACTAACTGCTTTCCTTGCAGCAATTTTACCTGTACCCCCGCTTCCACAGGGTGTGCGTATACTGTAGAGAGTGATATTGACTACACAGGTGATCCCGATTGCCCTCACCCAACCTTATTTGGTATTGGTACGAATAGTAATAAGATAGTATTTGAGTATGATTCCCTTTCGAGCATCATTCCTAATGGTGTTCTAGACCTCTCTGCGTCTTATGATGGGGTAACTTATAGTGATGCATGGAATGAAGGAGAGGGAATAGGTATAATATATGACTCCACACAGAATACTTGGCAAGCAGGGGACGAGGCAGCAGGTACTTTTAACATCTATGAGTTGAACTCTGGGTCAAAACAGGGTCTTAAGTTGAATGTCAAGGTCGAACCGATCATCGACGAGTCGGGATCCACAGTAGCATTCACTGGAACGAGGTGGCAAATACAGGAAATCATGCAACCTGGCACAAATTATGCTGTGGACGACGTATTTTCGCTTACCCACGCTCATACACACCCCGATAACACGACAACCACGTTCACACTGAACATCAAAGTGACTAGCGTAGGACCGATTTCTGGTCAGTCTGGTACTATTTCCGATGTTTTACGAACAGGTGACACTCTAAATGGTCATCAAATCACTCAAGTAGTCCACGGACCGTCAATTGATAGTGATTATGATACATCAACAGGTCTTTTCCCTTACCATTTTGCTTATTTGGATGGGAATGGAAGCAATTTTACTAAAGATACACAATATACAAGCAACAGAGCACACCAAGTTACGGTAAGAGCAGGTAAAGGCGTTGTAGATAGAGGATTTTTTGGTGGATTGTATGAGTTTAGTGAGAAATCTATACAATACACTATAGGAACAGTCGATAGAAATGCTCCAGACATATACAATACCTTAACTCAACCTAGTTGTACTGCTACAATCACGAATGGAAGAGTCTCAAGTGTCTCAGTAGATACGAATGGAGGAGGTTCTGGGTGGGATACACTTGGAAGAATACCAGAATTGAGTATTACTGCACCAATTATAGCAACTGGAACACCTGCAGAGGTAGAAGGAACGTTTAGTAACGGAGTTTTGACTGCTGTTACTGTTAAAAATGGGGGAAGCGGATACTCTAGCACCAATTTACCACAAGTTAGTATCGTAAATGTGCATAAAGTGCTCAATTCCGTAGCACCGAATGCTGCATTCTCGGAAAACCGCGTATCAGATGCTACATCTATACTTGATGCGTTCCCTGATCTTGGAAATGCGTTCCCAACGTACACTCCAGAGGATCAACAGCGCGATAGAGCAGCATTATCTGAGTCTGCGTCATTTCCTCCTGCACAAAGAGCGTTTGAAAACACTGCAGATAGTATAGAAATCAAAACTGACCCAAATAATAAGCGAATCCACGAACTTCCACAGTCTGCGTTCCATGCATCGGACTTAGAACAGTATAAAAATGAAATGAAAAACAATGCGGACTATTCTCAAGTCACATCTTATGACTTTGGAGACTCAAATGAGGCAAGAGAGTTTAAAAGATCAATTATTAAAGCACAACAAGATGAGAATGAAGCAGTTGAGTCATATATGGGTAGAATAACTCAAGATGGACCAATAGTAAAGAACTATGATGAATCTTATATTGAAACTGCACAAGGACCCTTCTCTGAGTTACCATATGCATCGAACCTAACTAAATACTTCTTAAGGCAGTTTCGTCCTGATCCTAGAGTTGATACTAATATCACTGTAACTCTTAGTGTTAACGTAGCACAAGAAGGAACGAGTCATTTCAGTTGCCCTCAACCTCCTGCATCAACTAGAAGCGGATCAACTTTTAGTTTCCTTGGTGGAGTACAAGGTCCAGGATGTCAGAACTGGTCCGCATCAGGAAACATGATCATGTTGAATGATTTTACTTCCGCAACGAGGACTTTGAGTAAAGCAACTGCTGCGTATGGTAATCCTTATCAAGTAACCTAATGGCAAGCGGACATCAAGCATGTGCACTCTTTACAGGAACGTGTAGCGGACACGGAAGAGGTAATGGTGTTACTTGGCAACCTGGTCCAGGTGGAGGATTTGTTAGTCCATGCCCTCATTCATCATTACAAGAGACGATTGTAAATAAAAGAGTTCCGTTTGTTAATAATTTTGCAACATGGCCACCACATCCCCAAAGACCTAGAGATCCCCAGTCTGGTGGGAACGATCCTTTTAATAGAACTGTAATAGTAAACGACTTAGTACCAATTATTGATCAAGATGACTTAATAACTCATCCTACCCCCACGATGTTTACTACAATATCGATAGGGTTCAAATGTTTGACTGTTAGATCGACTCCTGCATGGCATTGTACTACTGGTGTAGGTGGTAATGGTCGTGAACCTTCTGTTGGACATAATAGAAGGTTATTTGCAACATGTAAAACAGTTTTCATCGAAGGGATGCGAGCAGGGAGATTTGCAGACCCATTTGGGAATAATACTGTACCATTTGATTGTTTAAGTGTAGTTTCTGGATCAAGTCCCAATGTTTTCATCGGAAGTTGAATAAATAAAACAGGATCGAGGTAATTATGGTTGTAAAAGTAGACAAAAGCGAAGAATTTGTCAAAAGTGGCAAAGTCTTGATAAGTGAGTATCCTGCAAAAAAAGAAAAGGATGTAAAACCACTTAGTAAATGGCGTTAAAGAACATAGATGGTTCAGATTTTAAGCGTTCTCGTAGATTCGACGACGTAAATATCTCTTTGCCTATAAATCCATTCACAAAAGACATTTATAGTGTCAAAAATGAGAATGCGATCAAGCAATCCATCAAAAATCTTGTTTTAACCGTTCCAGGTGAAAAACCTTTCCAACCTTTAGTTGGTTCTAGAGTAAATGAGTTACTTTTTGAACCATTAGACCCATTTATTGCTGATTCTATCAAGGATGAGATAATAAATACCATCAAACAGAATGAACCAAGAGTAGATCTAACCGAAGTGACTGTTTTGCCCTTATATGAGCAGAATAAAATCAACGTATCTGTTGAATATAGAATTGTTGGATTGCCTATCGTTGAATCCATCACATTCGTCTTACAGAGACCTGAGTAATGCAACCGAATAACCTAACAGCACTAGACTTTGATGATGTCAAAGCAAGTATCAAATCATATTTAAGAACTCGTACAGAGTTTACTGATTATGACTTCGATGGATCCGCATTGTCATACAT